ACCAGTAGCCGAAGTCGGTGGATACAAAAACATCACAGCAACGGGCGCGGTCACTTCCGGCCCATGTCAGTTGATTGGGTTTTACGTCAACAGCACCACGATTGGCACATTGGTGCTACGCAATGGTGGCGCAAGCGGTGAGGTAATGTCCGGCACGATTACCCCGGCGATTGGGTTTCACCGATTCCCCGCCAACGTGGGTGTCAGCCTGTATGCCACGATTGCTGGCACAGCCTTAGATGTGACATTTTTCTTTGCTGCGGGTAGCTGATGGCATCCTACGAAGACGCATACGAGGGGGAAGACCCCGGCCCGTTTTGGCATGACCAGATCGAAAAAGCTACTAAGATTTTCGACAAGTGGGAAAAGCGCGGACACAAGGTAGTTAAACGCTATAGGGATGAGCGCGATGCGGTAGAGATGCCGCGCATGAAGTTCAACATCCTTTGGTCAAACATCCAAGTGCTTTTTCCGGCGCTGTATGGCAGACAGGCCAAGCCCGAGGTATCTCGGCGCTACATGGATCAAGACCCCGTAGGCCGTTTGGCCTCAACAATGCTTGAGCGCGTTATGGAATACGAGGTTACCCAATTTGGGGACTTTGACGCTGCCATGCAAGGCGCGGTGCAAGACCGATTGCTACCGGGACGGGGTACGGCGTGGATACGCTACGAGCCAATCATTACCGGGCCAGAGCCTACCGAATACATGGGTGAGGTTGAGGCCGATGAAGGCGCAACCATCACAAATGCCGAGGAAATAGAGCAAATTGATGCGGCGCACAGCCCCATTGATTACGTCTATTGGTGCGACTTTATCCACAGCCCTGCCCGTACATGGGATGAGGTTTGGTGGGTTGCCCGTGCGGTTTACATGACCAAAGAAGAGGGCACAGAGCGCTTTGGGGATGTGTTTAAAAACGTGGGTATGACCTCCGAAAACACAGACATGGATGGCAAGAACCCCCAAACTGCCAAACAGGGTTACGACAAAAAAGCCAAGGTATACGAGATTTGGAACAAGCGCACCATGAAAGTGTGCTGGGTTGCCAAGGGTTACCCACAGGCTTTAGATGAGCGTGATGACCCGCTGGAACTGGAAGAATTCTTCCCATGCCCCCGGCCTTTGCTGGCAACCACCACCACCGGGACAATGATTCCCGTGCCGGATTACTGTCAATATGAAGACCAAGCCCAAGAACTTGACAACCTAACCCAGCGTATTTACTTGCTGACCAAGGCTTGCAAGGCCGTGGGTGTGTTTAACGCCGAGTTTAAGGAATTGGGCCGACTGTTTACCGAAGGGGTGGATAACAAGCTATTCCCGGTGACGGGTTGGGCCGCAATGAGCGAAAAGGGCGGTTTGAAGGGTGCTATCAATATGATGGACACCACTCAGATCGTTGCTACGCTGGCGCAGTTGTACGGGGCGCGGGAACAGGTCAAGCAGATCATTTATGAGATTTGCGGTATTAGCGACATTTTGCGAGGCGCAAGCAAAGCACAAGAAACGCTAGGCGCACAACAGCTAAAAGCCAACTTTGGTAGCTTGCGGTTAAAGAGCGCCCAAGGCGATGTAGCTCGGTTTGCGTCCGACATATTTAAACTCAAAGCGCAAGTTATCTGTAAGTTTTACCCGCCTGAGTTGATTGTAGAAATGTCTGGGGTGATGAATACCCCAGAGGGTCAAGACCCGCAATTGTTGCAAGCCGCCATCCAGATGCTGTCAACGGGCACAATTCGGGATTACCACATAACTGTGGAGAGCGATTCCCTTGCCCAGATTGATGACCAAGCTGAAAAGCAAAACGCACAAGAGGCAATTGGCGCTATTGGTGGGTTCTTGCAAAACACTTTGCCGATGGTGCAAGGTGCGCCCGAATTGTTGCCAATGGCCTCTGAAATGCTGTTATTTATGGTTCGCCGATACCGCGCAGGGCGTGGATTGGAAAGCGCTATTGAACAGGCCATGAAACAGCTACAGGTCAAGGCGCAACAGGCTATGGCACAGCCCCCGCAAAATCCTGAGATGATGAAAATGCAAGCCGAGCAACAGGCCGAGCAAATGCGGATGCAAGCACAAGCGCAAGGCGATCAGATGAAACTGCAAGCCGAGATGCAATTGGCACAGGCTAACGCCCAGCTTGAGATGCAGATGCAACAGGCCAAGACGCAAGCGGATATGCAACTTGAGCAGATGAAAGAACAATTCCAACAGGCTATGGCTAACCAAGAATTGCAAATCAAAGCCCGTGAGATGCAAGGCCGCGAGGAATATGACCGCTGGAAAGCTGAACTAGATGCGGCAACCCGAATCATGGTGGCCCAAATTGGAGCAAAGGCGGGGCTAGATCAAGCGGCATTAAGCGCACAATTGGCGGCATCTGAGGAAATTGATGCAACCCTTGGTGACGGCATGAGCGAAGCAATTAACCGCCTAGCCGATATGCACGGGCAGACGCTGGGACAGATCACCGGGGTAATGCAGGCTATATCCGCACCCAAGCGGATTGTCCGAGGCCCAGATGGTAGAGCAGCGGGTGTAGAGTTGATCACATGAGTTTGGTTCTTCTTGACCGGGTGCGGGAAACCACAACCACAACAGGATCAGGCACATTAACGCTGGATGGGGCGGTTACGGGGTTTCAAGGCTTTTCAGCGCTTGGCAACGGCAACACCACTTATTACACAATCCAAGGCACTACCCAATGGGAGGTAGGCATTGGCACGTATACGGCGGGAACACTTAGCCGGGATACTGTCATTAGTTCAAGCGCTGGCGGGTCAAAGCTGACCCTAACAGACGGGACAAAAGACGTATTTGTAACCCTACCCGCTGAGAAATTGGTAATTTCGGTAGCTGGGCGCACGGGTGAAGTGTCGTTAAGCAATACTGATATTAGCGGTTTGGGCACAATGTCAACGCAAAATGCCAATGCGGTGGCTATTACTGGGGGAACGGCAAGCCTAACAAGCCTAACAACAGCAACCATACAAGCTACAAATTCGGCTGGTTTATCCCTTAAAAATTCAGCGGGGACAACCCAGATCAACATGGGGGCTGGCGGCGGCGACAATCTTTCGTTAAATGTTTCAACAAACATTAACGGCACAAATGCCCAAGTAGACATAAGCCCAACGGGTACGGGCCATGTACACATGAAACCATCCGGCGCGGGATCGGTAGAAATTGCGCCTACAAATGCCGGGACGATTGACAACATTACCATTGGTGCAACAACCCCGAAAAATGGAAGTTTTGTTGATTTGAGTGTTACGGGCATAACCAGTTTTGATGGCAGTCAGGGCACATCTGGGCAAGTTTTAACCTCTGCTGGCGCTGGCGCTACGCCTACTTGGACAACACCGACATCGGGCACAGTCACATCGGTATCAGCAACTTCCCCGGTTGCATCATCTGGTGGCGCTACCCCTGCCATTAGCTTATCGTCAGCTTACGGCGACACGCTAAACCCTTACGCTGTCAAAACAGCAAAGTATTTTTTAGCCGCACCCAATGGCGCTGATGGTGTGCCTGTATTTCGATTGATCGTAGCCTCAGACATTCCAACCCTAAACCAAAACACCACGGGCACGGCATCCAATGTCACCGGGACTGTGGCGGTGGCTAACGGCGGTACGAGCGGCACAACCGCAGCAGATGCCAGAACCAACCTTACTGCGGCAAAGAGTGGGGCAAACACAGATATAACCTCGGTAGGCTTGACCACGGGCACAATATCCACAGCCCCGAGCGCTGCGACTGATATTGTCAATAAAACATACGCCGATGGATTGACTGCCAAATGGGGTGCATAAGTGTTTGGATATGCGGCCTTTGCTGAATTACCCTTTGCCACGATAGGCGCGGCGATAGAGCCGCCACCCCCCGAGGTCTTGCTGGGTGGACACTTTGGCTTTGATGAGCGCGACAAGGACACAAAACGGGTCAGGGAAGAAGAGGAAAAGCGCCGGGTAAAGATTAAAACGGCACTTTTTGGTTTGCCCCCCGAAGAACGGGAACTTATAACTAGCGCCCCCGAGCAAACCATAATGCTTGCGGCGCAGACAGAAATAAACTACGATAGAGTCATGCAGGAAATCGCACAAATATCCGCAAGGATAGAATTTGAGCGTGACGAGCAAGATTTTGAGGATTTATTGGAGTTTCTTTGAGAACTACTTGGGTTTATCCATCTGACGGCACAGAGCCGTATGAAAAGCACAATGCGCTGATGAACGAGGGTTTAATGGTGTATGGGGACTTTGAGCCTTTTCGATCTCCAGATGGGGCAATGATTATGGGCAAGGCCCAATGGCGCGAGCATCTTAAAAAGACAGATTCCATCGAGATGGGCCACTCGGATGTGAAATATGCACAACAAGAATGGAACAAGAAAAAGGAACAGCACCGAGACCGATTAAAGGGCCAAGTGGCTATGGTTCAAGAATTTGACCGCCCGGGTGCGCCTATTTCTCCTCATAAAATGTCCAACTTAAATGTGGAAATGGCAAATCGGTTGCATAATCGGCCTATGCCAGAGCGTAAAGAAATGATTAAAATGACCCTAGACCAAATGAAAAGGATGAGGTAAATGGAAAACGAAGTTGTCGCACCCGACACAGTAGAAACACCAGCACCAGAAACCCCGTTAGTTGAAACGTCAGCGGTTGAAGAACCGCAAAGCCGTGCGGACACGATTCGCGAGGCATTATCTAAAAACCCCACCAATCGGGGTAAACACGCAGCAAGCCAGCCCCGTGAATCGGGCAAATTTGCGCCTAAAGAACCAAAATTCCCAACTTCTGATGCGCCAACCCGCGCAGAAATGCCCAAGTCATTGCGGCTTGAGTTAAAAGATCATTGGGAAAAAGCCCCGCCCGAATTACAACAAGCCATTGCCCAGCGTGAGGCCGATTTTGAGCGTGGTATTAATAGCTACAAGAGCCGGGATGCCGAGGCCAAGGCGATTACTGAGTTATTCCAGCCCTATGAATGGATGCTGAGAAACGAGAATGCAACCCCGGCAACGGCAATCGGGCCATTGCTTCAGACGGCGGCATTGTTGAGAACGGGCACACCACAGCAGAAAAGCCAAGCTGTAGCCCAGATGATTCAGCAATTTCAGATTCCTTTGGATCAGGTGGCGGCATTTTTTGGCGGCGAGCAGCCCCAACCACAAGATAATCAATATAATCAATTAGCGCAACAGGTACAACAGCTTACGCAACACATCACGCAAAGCCAGTACCAAGCGCAGAAACAGAATGAAAGCCGGGCACTCTCGGTAATCCAGCAGTTTGCGAGCGACCCCGCAAACGTGCATTTTGAGGCAGTCTCTGACCGAATGTTGCAGCTTCTCCAAGCGCCACAAGTGTTAGGTGACACAAGTCAAATGTCAGAACGCGAGAAATTGCAACTGGCTTATGACACGGCGGTAAGGCTTGACCCAACCACGGCGCAACAGATATATGCTCAACAGCAACAATCTATGCAAGCGGCAAATCAAGTTCAACGAGCAAAAACGGCGGCAGTACAAGTGAGGGGCGCACCGAGCGCATCTCCTAGTTTTGTCACAAATCAATCTGACAGACGAGCCGTGATAGCCAATGCGCTCCGGCAAGTCGGTTAAAAAGGAGTAAAGTTATGGCATACGCCAATAGTAATTACTCAGACGTATTAGCAACCACCATTGAATCGCGTTCCGGCATTGTTGCTGACAACGTGACCAAAAACAATGCGTTGCTGACCCGTCTGCGCGAGAAAGGCCGTTACAAGCCCTTCTCTGGTGGTTCGACAATCTTGCAAGAGTTGTCATTCCAAGCAAACAGCACAGCCATGTACTATTCGGGCGCTGAAACGTTGAACATCTCCCCTGCGGATGTGATCAGCGCGGCACAGTTCCCGATTAAACAGGCAGCGGTTGCGGTCACGATCAATGGCCTTGAAATGTTGCAAAACAGCGGCGAAGAGCAAATCATTGATTTGTTTGATGCTCGTTTGGACGTTGCAGAGGCATCCATTGAGAACTTGATCTCGACTGGTATCTACTCGGACGGCACAGCCAACAACGGCAAGCAGATTACTGGTCTGCAAGCTATGGTGGTTGCAAGTCCCAGCACGGGTGTGGTTGGCGGTATTGACCGGGCTACTTGGTCATTCTGGCAAAACCAGACTTTTGACTTTTCCACCGACCTCGGCGCAAGCGCATCTAGTTCCAACATCCAGACTGGTTTCAACCGCCTGTATGCCAAGACCAGTCGCGGCAGCGATGTTGTTGACTTGATCCTGTTGGATAACAATTTGTGGGGCTTCTTTATGTCTTCCCTGCAAAACATCCAGCGTTTCCCCGGTTCATCGAAGATGGCAGAGCTTGGCTTTGTTGCATCTAAGTACATGAACGCTGATGTGGTCTTGGACGGCGGTATTGGCGGCAACATTCCGACCTCTACTGGTTATTTCCTTAACACGAAATACATTTTCTTCCGACCCCACCAGAACCGCAATTTCGTCCCAATCGGCGATGAGCGTATGAGTACCAACCAAGATGCCATCGTGCGCTTGATTGGCTGGGCTGGCAATATGACTGCCTCGGGACTTCAGTTCCAAGGCATCATGACCGAATAAGGAGTAATCAAAATGGCAGATTACGTAACAGACGGCAAAATTGGCATTGACTTGACGGCGACCTATGCGTCAACCTCTGCTGGTTCTACGACCCTTTTCCCGGTCACTCCGGGAACTCGGGTTAACACCTCCAACAACGGCGTGTATATTTTCGCCCGTGCGGAGTCTGACATTGCGGCTTATGACGCTGTGGTCATGTCAACGTTTAGTGATAGTGCGTCTCCAACGCCTGTCCTACGCGCTGTGCCTGTCACAACGACTAATGCTGCTGCGTTGGGCTTTCCCATGGTTGGCTTTGCACAAACCGCTATTGCCTCTAGCTATTACGGCTGGATCGGCATTAACGGCATTTTGAAGGTCAGCTTGCTGATTGCTTGCCAACCTAAAGTGCCTTTGTACACCACGGCTACTGCGGGTAAGCTGGACGACACTACTGTGTCGGCTGGTTTCATCCAAGGTATTGTGGCTAACACCTCGGCAACAAGCGCATCCGCGCCTTTCTGTGTGGTTAACAACGCTGGCCTGATGATGGTTGGTGCTGGTTAAACCTAGCCCCCTCTCACAAGGAGGGGGTTTTTCTTAATGAGTTTTTTACCTCTCAAGATAACTGGTAAATGTGTCGCAGATGATGAGACATTATTTACAAACATGGAATCCGCGATAGCGCGGGGACTGCCACAAGTCAAGCAAAGCGAACCCCCCAAGGATGGGACGATTGTTTTGGTGGCTAGTGCGCCAAGTGTCAAGGGACAAATAGAACTTATTAAAAAAATGAAAGCCCAAGGGTTGCCCATAGTGGCAATTAAAGGGGCGCACGATTGGTTAATCGACAACGGGGTGATGCCAGACTACGCATTGGCAATTGATCCCCAAGAACATCGCATTTCTTTCTATAAGCCCCATGACGGGGTGCATTACATGATTGCCTCACAATGCCACCCGGCAATGTTTGACAACTTGGAAGGCCGCAAAGTCACGATTTGGCATCCTTATGTGATGAAGGGCCAAGACCGCCCAGCTAAGTCTTTGCTGATTGGCGGGGGTACTACCTCGGGTCTCAGGGCTATATCGCTGTTTTATGTCTTGGGTTGGCGGCACTTTGCTTTGTTTGGGTTTGATTCTTGTAACGATGGAGAAACTCTCAGGGTCAACGGCGATGGGCTTAAAGAGGGCGACAAGCTACTAGAGGTCAGGATTGAGCCTGATGGTGAGCCGTTTTATTGCAATGCGTCTATGGCTTTACAAGCAGAGCATTTCCAGACTTATTACGACTATTTACCCGATGCCACTTATGAGGCGTATGGGCATGGCCTAATCCAAGCAATCATTAAAAAACGCACAGAAAATGGTGCTGCATTGCAGCAGATCATCGACCAAGATTACAAGCCAAATGACCGGGTTTCGTTCATCCATTGGGGGGATAAGACCTCGGCAAGTTGGCGGTATCGGGCAAAAATCCCAAGTGCGGGATGGGCAAACATAAATGATTTGCTGGCAGATACCCTAATCTTTGCCAAGCCCCAAGCCAATGAATTGATGGACATGGCACGGGCAAAAGCCCGAGGCGCATGGATTGTGGTTGATTTCTGTGATGATCATTTTGATTGGACACATTACGCCGAGGCATTGCGCCTTGCCGATGTGGTGACCTGTCCAACCGATGAGATGGCCCGTAGGATCAAAGCATTAGGCCGAGATGCGGTGGTTATTCCAGACCCATTTGAATACCCAGAGGCCATGCCCCATTGCAAGGGGACTAACCTTTTATGGTATGGACACGCTGTCAACAAACACAGCTTACAAAGAATATTGCCGGACTTGGCAGATTACCCTTTGCGGGTGGTCTCCAACTTTGGGGGCACAATTCCTTGGTCTTATGAAACCATGTTGGAAGAATTTGCCCGAGCCGATATAGTAGTGATCCCGGCAACCGAAACCTACAAAAGCGCAAATAGGGCGATTGAGGCGACCAGACAGGGTTGTTTTGTGGTGGCAGAACCTCACCCATCACTTAAGGGTTTTCGCGGGATTTATATTGGCAACATCAAAGAAGGCATTGAATGGACACGACAGCAGAACGTCAGGAGCGATATTTTGGTGGCACAACAATACGTGAAGGAAAAATTTACGCCGAAAATACTGATCGAAATGTGGAAGACAGCTACGAAACGGCCTATAACCTCGGATGTGGAACTAAAAAATGGGACGGTTGGATAAATGTTGATTTGCATTCAGACGTTTCTGATCTGAAGTGCGATTTGCGAAAGCTGGAGATTGCAAGCGATAGCGCCGATGCTGTGGCGGCAATCCATGTCCTAGAGCATTTTTACGAATGGGAAGTGCGGGATTTGCTGATTGAGTGGATGCGGGTTCTTAAACCCGGTGGCAAAATGATCCTAGAATTGCCATGTATGGATAAAGTGTTCGCTTACATCCATAACTGTGTGGTCAGCAAAGAACCCATCCAGCCGTTTATGTCGCTTTTTGCTTTGTATGGTGATCCCAAATACAAAAATGAGTTTATGTGCCACAGGTGGGGATGGTTTCAGACCCCCTTGCGTTTGATGCTGGAATCTGCGGGGTTACAGCGCATAGAGTTTTGCGAGCCGCGCTACCATTTTCCATTTCGAGACATGAGGATTGAATGCTACAAGGGGTCTTGAGCAACGATCAACGCCACGCGCAAATGGCCCTAGCAAAAGGCCAAATGCTTAAAAAGCGAGGCAAATTTAACGACAAGTGGGCATCCATTGTTTGCTATGGGCCAAGCCTTGCAGACACTTGGAAAATGATAAAACGCCCGATTGTGACTGTCTCAGGGGCGCACGACTATCTGGTGGACAGGGGCATAGTGCCCGATTTCCATGTAGATTGCGACCCCAGAGCGCACAAAGCCAGAATGCTTAAAAAGCCCCAAAAAGGCACGACATATCTTATGGCATCTGTGTGCCACCCAGATTTTTGGGAGGTCTTAAAGGGCCATAAGGTGCGTTTGTGGCACTTGATCAATGGGGATGATTTTGAGACTGTGGCATGGGTTGCTCAAAACCACCCCGAGGGCATGAAATGCTTGATTGGCGGGGGGTCTACTGTGGGCATGAGGTCAATGAATGTGATGGCGGCGCTGGGTTACAGGCGGTTTCAAATTCATGGGATGGACTGCAGTTTTACCACCCAAAGACACGCCGCAGAGCATTTGGGCAAGGAACAAGATAAAATATTTGCAAAGGCTGGAAATAGGGTTTTTCAGACCACAAAGCAAATGTTACAAGCGGCGATGGAGATGGAGCAATTCATCAAAACTCAGGATGCAGAGGTTGCATTTTTCGGTGATGGTCTGATGCAAGAGACCGCAATTCAACTAAGGGGCTAATATGAGAAACGAAGGCGCTGGCTGGACAGATGAGAATTTTGCAGACAACAATCGGGGAAAGATGCACATTTTCTTTCATGCGGTACAGGTTCAAAACAACCACAAAACCGCATTAGAAAAGCGTCCAATCTTTGAAGAACGCATTTTTATCAAGAAACTTGTGCCCGGTGACTCGACTTTGGTGGTTGACCGCCCCATGCGGATGCAAGATATGGAAGATTTCCCTGTGGAATGGGCGCGATTTGAGCAAAAGAAAGAGCAAAAAGTTACGGGTACGCCTATCGATGCTTGGATGGCAATTTCTGAGACACAAAAGGCCGAATTTAAGGCTTTGCACATTTTTACCATTGACCAGTTTGCCCAACTTGCAGACTCGGCTGGCAACAAAATCATGGGTTTTAACGAATTGCGGTCTAAAGCACGGGCGTTTATAGATGCTGCTCAAGATTCTCAGTTGATGGACAAGATTCGCGCCGAAACCGATGAAAAATTGCAGGCCCAAGAGGGTGAAATGGCGAAACTCCGTGCGATGATTGACGAATTGTCAGCCAAGAAAGCTGGCAGACCCAAAAAAGAAATGGTGGAGTAAATGTCCTACACGTTGCTGGAGTTGGTTGATCAAGTCTCGGGCGAACTCGGGTTAGTTCAACCGACCTCAGTAATCGGGTCAGCGACTAATCAAACCCAGCAATTCTTAGCCTTGGCACAGCGCCTTGGCAAGGACTTGGTAAGGGATTTTGAATGGCAGCGCTTGGTGCAAGCCTACATCTGGCAAACCCAAGCCGCCATCACTACCACAGGCAACATAACCGCTAACTCTAGCGTCATCACAGCAATTCCCACAACCGCTGCATTACAAGTTGGTAATGTTGTGACTGGGACGGGCCAAGCGCCATTTGCTGAGATTTTGACCATTGACAGCAGTACGCAAGTGACGCTGAACATGCCCGTGACCACTAGCACGGCCTCGGTAACCCTCACATTTGCCAAACAGGACTATCCTTTACCCGCTGGGTATGACCGCATGATTTCAGACACAAACTGGGATCGTACAGACCATTGGCGCAATCTGGGTACTAAATCTAGTCAGGATTGGCAATTCTTGCAGGGCGGCATTATTAGTATTGGGCCACGCGAGCGCTATCGAATTTACAACAACAAATTCCGAATATTCCAAGCCCTGACCACAGTTTATAACTTTTCGTTTGAGTATGTCTCAAATTATTGGGTTTGTGCGACTGGGTCAAGCGTTGGGTCAAAAGCAGCATATACAGCAGATAGTGATACCTGTATTTTCCCTGATGACCTGATGATGGCGGGATTAAAGTTCTATTTCTTGAAGGCCAAAAAACTGGATTTTGGTGTCGAACTGGGTGAATTTACCCGTGCGCTCAGTTACTCAAAGGCGCAAGATGTGCCTGTATCCAGCATGAGCCTAGCCCCAGTTGGAATGAACCAATTGGTAGGCCCGTGGAGTGTGCAAGATGGTAACTGGCCCACAGTCTGATGCTGAATCAATTTAGTCGATTTGGAAAAATGCGTACTCAAGCGAGTACGACTGTGAGCATTCCCGCGCCTATTGGGGGATGGAACGCCCGAGATTCGCTAGGTGCAATGGCGGTAGAAGATGCGGTAACCCTGACTAATTGGTGGCCCGGTACTAACTCGGTCATTCTTAGAAATGGTTATACAAAATACGCCACGGGCATTACGGGACAAGTTGAGACTGTAATGGCCTATTCTGGCGGGTCGACTAATAAGCTGTTTGCCGCTGCCACAACCAAGGTTTACAACATTACAAGCGGTGGTGCTGTCGGATCACCAGATTTAACCAGTTTGACCAATGCGCGATGGCAATACGTGAATATGCGTACTACGGCAGGGTCATATCTGATGATGGTTAACGGCGCTGACAAGCTGAGATTTTATGATGGGTCAGCTTGGCACACGGACGGCGATGGCGCTGGGTGGAACATAACCGGGGTGGATACCTCGACTTGCGTCAACATAAATCTGTTTAAAAACCGGGTTTGGTTGGTGGAAAACGCCTCAATGAAGGCTTGGTATCTTCCCATTAATTCAATTGCTGGGGCGGCTACAGCGCTTGACATGAGTAGTCTGGTGATGATGGGCGGCTACATCATGGCGGGGATGAACTGGACGCTAGACGCTGGTTATGGAATGGATGACTATCTGGCCTTTATAACCAGCAATGGCGAGGTTTTGGTGTGGCGACTGACTGACCCCACCACCCCAACAGGCATTAGCTTGATCGGGGTTTACAACATTGGTGCGCCTATAAATCGGCGGTGCTGGGTAAAGTTTGGCGGGGATTTATTGATTATTACGCAAGATGGTGTAGTGCCCATGTCGGGCGCGTTGCAGTCATCCAGACTTGACCCAAGGGTAAGCATCACCAATAAAATTCAGTACGCCATGAGCGCGGCTATATCGACTTATGGGGCTAATTTCGGGTGGCATTTGCTGTATTACCCAAAAGAAAACCAGTTGATTCTTAACGTGCCGATTGCCGAGGGTAGTCAGCAACAGCAATACGTGATGAACAACATCACGAAATCTTGGTGTAATTTTACGGGCTGGAACGCTAATTGTTGGGAACTCTACGAGGATAATCCTTACTTTGGCGGGGACGGGTTTGTAGGTTTGGCATGGGATGGGACTGTTGACGATGTAAACAGCATTCAGAGTTTTGCCATCCAGAGTTTTCAGACCTATGGCGTACCCTCCCAAAAGCAATGCCAGATGATCAGGTTTCACCTATTCACCAATGGGTCACCAGCACTTTACGGCAACGTAAATGTGGATTACAACTTGTCCGATTTGAGTGTGCAATTGGGCACTACGGCACAAGAATATGGATTGTGGGATGTGGCGTTGTGGGATCAAGCAAATTGGGGTGCTGGATTGATGCCAAGCGCCGAATGGCAAGGTGTAACTGAGATTGGCTACACATTTGCCCCGGTGATCAAAACAGCGACAAACGGGATTCAAGTTCAATGGGTAGCATCTGACTTGGTTTTCCAAGGCGGCGGCACTTTGTAAGGGGATATAAATGCAATTATCAGAAAAAGCACAACAACTACGTTCTAAGGGCCGAGGCGGGGACACTATCCTTGCTCACATAAACCCCACAGAGGCGGCAATGTTGAAGGCTATGGGCGGGTCTGGAACGACCAACCCAAAAACAGGTTTGCCTGAGTTTGGTTTTTTTGATAACCCAATCGGTGCTGTTACTAACTTTATTGCCGCACCATCTACCGCTTTTGCTGGTACATCTAGCCCATCTGCTCCATCTGCTCCAGATTACACGGCAGCGGCTAATGCTCAAGGAGTAGCTAATTTAGAGGCTGCAAGAACAACCGCCAAATTATCAAATCCAAATATTGTTAATCCTTACGGGACGCAAACTGTTACTTACACGGGCGATCAACCGACAGTAACACAAACGCTAAACCCAATGGCGCAAAAGGCGCTGACCTCCCAACAAAGTCTGCAAGCAAACATGGCAGATTTAGCAAATACGGGATACAAAAATGCGTTTGGCGTATTAAGCAATCCTTTTTCTTTTGGTGGGCCAGCCGTTCAGACATCTTTGGCATCACCGGGAACATTGCAAGCTGGGCCTACAGGCGGTCAATATGGCACAGCTCAAGGCGGTGTAACTGGCCCTAATCTTCAATCAAATCTTGATTTAAGCGGTGTAGCCAAAATGCCTGTAAATGCCGGGACTACAGGGCAAGAGGCAATCATGGCCCGTCTTGAACCTACGTTGGCAAGAAACCGAGTTAGCACAGAAACCCAATTGATCAACCAAGGTTTGCGCCCCGGTACAGAGGCATACGATAACGCTGCTCGAATCCTTGGGCAACAAGAAAACGATCAGCGCACACAAGCAGCTTTGCAGGGTTTAAACCTTGATATTGGCGCTAATCAACAAGGTTTTAATCAAGCATTGAATGCTGGTCAATTTGGCAATACTGCTAACCTTGCCGGGTTTGGTGCTGGTCTACAAAACCAACAAGCGGCAAATGCGGCAATTGGGCAAAACTTTGGTCAAGGTCAATCAGCGGCACAAATGCAAAATGCAATGGTTGCTCAACAAGCTAACCAAAACTTGCAACAAGGCCAATTTGCCAATACCGCCCAACAGCAAGCAATGGCCCAAGCGCTACAACAAAGACAATTGCCAATCAATGAGATTTCGGCGCTAACAGGCCAATCGCAAATACAAAACCCACAATTTCAAGCATATCAAGGATCAAACATTGCGCCAGCGCCAATTGCAAATGCGGCGGCACAAACAGCGGCATACAACCAAAATTTATACAACCAACAAACAGCATCAGCTAATCAAAACTTGGGTGGCATATTTGGTCTTGGTAGTGCGGCACTTGGCAACATTCCAGCCATTACAAAATTGTTTGGCTTTTAAAGGGACATCAAATGCCTGATATAAATTTATCACCTTTTAGTGCTGAATCCGAAGCGATAGCGCGTAAGTTACGCATGGCTGAATTGCTTAATCAGCAAGCTATGCAACCAATGGAAATGCCCCAACAAGCAGGGGTGCAAGCAAGCCCAATATCAGGTCTGGCTAAATTGTTGCAAGGTTATTTGGCGGGGCAATCAAAAAATACCGCCGAAGAAGAAGCTAAAGCATTGTCTGAAAAATTTAGACGGCAAGGCCAATCAGAGGCCAGCACATTTTTGGAGGCATTGCAAGGCACACCAGCACAAGCGGCAATTCCAGCATCTATTGTGCAAAACGCCACGGGTGCTGATACTGCTGACAATCCCAATCTTGAGATTACGGGCGGTCAAGGATTAGCGCCAGAAGTGCCGGGACAGGCGGCGGTTGGCCCTGACATGAGAAAAGCCTTAGCGGTTGCATTGGGCGCACAAGCTAACCCAACCATCCAAGCGGCTGGCGGGGCATTGCTAACTAGCATGATGAAACCCGCAGAATCAGCGTTTGCCAAAATTAACCCCAAGGATTACACCAAAGAAAGCGTAAGAGCATTTATGGCAAGTGGCGGCAAAGATATGTCTTTGCTTGACCCGCTGGATAAATTAAATTTCCAAAATCTTGGTACAGAAGTGGTTGGCTTAAACCCCTATACCGGGGCAAAAGTAGGAACGCCATTACCTGTAAATGTTGGTGTCGATACAACTGCAAGACTGCAACAAGAGCGCGAATTGTCAGATCGTGCATTTGGTCAACTTAGTGCCAATCAACGGGCGCAATTGGCTAATGACGCTGCTCGAATTGGAATTAGCGCACAAGAATTGTATTTTAATACGGGTATGCAAGCTGGCAGAGCGCCTATAAGCGCCCCAATGGGTCAACCGATGGGTGCGCCAATGGGCCAGCCTACAGGTGCGCCTAGTGCCCCTGCTGGTGCGCCTATGGGCCAAACTGGTTACACGCCTTTTGGTCAAACGCCGCTAACGCCAAAAACGCAACAAGATGTGGCTAAAGCCGCCGCAATTGACCAAATTGTGCCCAAGCCTTTGACTGAATCACAAGGCAATGCCACGGCGTATGGTATGCGTATGGCAGAGGCCAACAAAATCATTACCGATTTGGAAAAGCAAGGTGTAACCAACACGGGTGCAATTCGTTCAGCTATCAGCGGCACAGTTGGTTTAACTCCATTTGTGGGTGAAAAGCTAGGCGAGGGCGTTAGCGCAATGATGAACCCATTGCCGGGGTTTATGGGTGGGCCAAGTTCAGAACAACAGCAAGTTGATCAAGCGCGTAGAAACTTTATCACCGCTGTACTACGCAAAGAATCTGGGGCTTCAATTAGCCCGTCAGAGTTTGCCAATGAAGAGAAAAAGTATTTCCCGCAAGCCGGGGATACAGCAAACGTAATTGCACAAAAGCAAGCGGCAAGAAATCTAGCGATACAAGCCATGACTGTGCAAGCTGGGCCACAGGGCGCAAGACAAATTTCTACGCCTAACGCAAATGATCCATTAGGTCTTAGACCAAGGGGGCAATAATGGCAACCTTTGAGGAAGTTCGCACTCAATTCCCCCAATACAACGACATTCCTGACGTTCAGTTAGCGGATGCGTTGCATCAAAAATTCTATGCGGATATTCCAAA